CTTCTTAAGGGCATAACGAGCACGAGCAAAGTCCTGAATCTGGATGACAGCCGAGGAGCCGCCAGCAGCCCAACGATGTTCAATACCGTCAATGCTTTCGTTGGAGTTAGCAGACACACCGCTTTCAGCAGCAGCAAGAGTCGTGTTCTCGAAGTGTGCCATGATAGCACGTTCTTGTTCCGGTAGGAACGAGGCCACGAGTTGTGCCGAGTAGAACGAATCCTGCATGTTCTTCTCAGTGATGTAGGTACCCGAGGAGAGGTACTTATCAATGGTGAACGTGAACTCACCAGTGTCCATCGGACGGAAGAGGATTTCAGTGTCTTCTACGTAGTCGTCCACTTGGAGTTGACCAATCGAGGGAATGGTAAACTGGTCCCCGTCAGGGAAACCGTCAAGCATACGGACGTATTTCTGAGCTTGCATTTCATCCCGAAGGATTTCCTTAAGCTCATTCGACCACAGCTCACTTCTGATAAGCTGGGTCGAGTTGGAAGTAGTCATACCAGACATACTTTACTCCTAGTTATAAAACTTCTCACCAAGTGCTGTACGATCTTTTTCCATAAGAGCGCGAGTAGCACCAGAGTGATATTGTGAGGGACTCTTGCGACGAAGGTCTTGGTAGAACTGGAAGTTCCTTGTCGAAGAAGGTTCAGTTAGGAATCCTGAGGCAGTATTCAAAGAGCCTTTGAAGGTACGGTTATCCTCCTTGGTCGGAGCTTCACCCATCAGCTTAAGGAAGGCAGTAGGACTCTCAGAAGCGATTTCTGTAAGACGTTCCTTGGTGACACCAAGTTCTTTCCTACGGGCTTCGACAGTAGCTGCTGTTTCAGTACCAAACAGTTCAGTCAGTCGGTGGTCTACGACCTGAAGGTTTTGTTTGGAGGTAGCTTCTCTTTCATTCTGAGTCAGTGTTTCCTTAATCATTGCCCGTAGGTCCTGCTCACTCGTGGCCACCGTGGTGTTCGGGGGTTGTTCAGCTTCAGTACGCTTTGGCGGAGTCTTAAGGTGTTCCAAGAGGTCCTTGGAGTAGGTCTGCTTTTTCAGGTCTTCAAGGAGTTCTTCCTTCTCCCTTTGCAGGGTAGCGATGTACTCTTGAGAACTGAGGTAGCCTTTAGCAAGAATAGCTGGGTCACGCCATTGCTCACCTTTTGTCTCGACAACCTTGGTCAGGAAGTCTTCAACTGGGTTTTGACCTTGGTCTTGGTCAGTAAAATAGGTCAAGTGTTATTCCTTTAATAGCCGAATGATGTCTCTTAGTTTACGGTTAGCACCATTTCTGTCTGCTTGTTCGTAAGCCCAAGAGGGGTTGTTGTAATCAGGAGAGCCTTCTTCACCAAGTGTTTCTAAGAAAGCGGCAAGGTTCTGAAAGGCATTCTTGTAGGAGGCTAGTTCTTTCTTCCTCTCTTCAAGTTGGTCAGGAGGAACTCCTCTAAGCCATCTGGTGTCCACTTAGAGACCACCTTCTGCTTGGATCATCTGTTCTTCCATGTCATCTGCTTCTTGGTTCTGAGCAGCCTTCTGTGTCTCTGAGGCTTCAGCCACTTGAATGTTCTCAGAGTATAGTTCGTCTTCACCAAGTTCGTAAGCAAGAAGCTCTGCAATCTTTTTACCTGAAAGGTGAACACCGACAGATGGGTCAGTGGTCTTAATCTGAATGACAGAGTTAAGGGACTGTACTCGTTGAGCACGTTCTGCAAAGTGACGAGCACCTACAGGAATGATCTTACCCTTGGCAGTGATGTCTTCTCTTGTGATACTCTTGAAGACATTGGCACCAGAGAACTCATCAAGTATTCTGATGAGGTCACTTTCGTCCATGTTCCGTCTACCGCTTTCAAGCATGGCATTCAGGACAGGTTCGATAAATTCTTTTTCAAACTTGGCGGCTTTGTGTTGGAAGATACGACCAGCCGCATTCTCTAAGGACTGTACTTCAAAGGCAGTCTTCTCCCCCGGAGTCCTGATGCCCATAGCCTGACGAGGAGCACCAGCCATCTCTTCCATCTTGTTCTCTAGAGCTTGGATTTGGAAGTCAGCATTAAGGGCAGTGGTGTCAGGTACCATAGGGCTTACGTCTCCCTCTTCGCCCATGTAGATACGAGCACCGGGGCCATAGGCAAAGTCTTCTACGTCTCCTCTGATCTTAAGGATAGGAAGAGCAATCTGGTCAAACACGTCAGCCTTGAGGTTCTCTAGGTGGTCAATGCGGTACTGCATACCGACAAGGTTATCAAGAGGCCCCATAGCATAGAGGTTGTCAGGACGGCTACGCCAGCCAGCAGAGTAGACAGGAGACTCCCCCAGCCAAGAGGCAATAGGTTCGTCACTCATGACGTAGGCTCTATCGACAATAACAATCTTACGGTTAGTCTTTACTTCCTGTTTCTCGGAGTCGTAGATGTCTCCGTAGAAGGTAAGGACTTCAACATAGCCAGAACCGTAGTACAACTGAAGGGAGCCGAAGCCATCTGCTACGAATCCATCAGACTTATCCAGACGGTCATACATGGCGACATGACGACGATTGTCTAGTACCTTGTTGAGTACGTCTGTATCCTTTGCTTCCTTCTGTAGTTCTCCAAGGGAGACCAGAGAACGAATGATCTTGGGGGAGGACTCGAAGGTGGCAGCGACAGGATTGAAGGTAATGTCATACGGTGAGATACGGACCATCTTGGGGCCGATGTACTTGGGAACAGGTGTGCCATCGGGGAGGATGGTGTACTCGTTAGAGAACTCTACAGTAGCAAAGCAGTTACCAAAGAGGATGTAGTCGTCAAGGACTCTATCTGCTGTAAGCTCAAAGGCGGACTGTTGTACCTTGTTCTCCATGTACGACTGGATAGTCTGCGTTTTAAGTTTGGTGTCAGCCTTAGCATCTTGTGCTTCCCAACGCATCCAGTTGCTATTAGGAAAAAGGGCAGCAGTGTAGTTTGCTTTAAGGTTATCGTAGATTTGGGTGAGCTTAGGGGTGGTGGTAGAGTTAGCCCAAGGGAGTTTGTTGTTGCTTGTAGTCCTTGTGTCAGTGGCAAAGACGTAGTTACGTAACTCTTTCTTCTCTTCGAGCCAAGGAGAGCGTTGAGAATTCCACTCAGTCCACCGCTGGCCGATAGCCTGAGCAAGACTATCAGCAGCGATGTATGCACTAAAATCAAGGACAGTGCCTGCCATTACTTAGGAGTTCTTTTCTTTTGGGTAGGACGAATGACTTGGCCACTTTGTGTACGGATGTTGCCTACGCCCGGACGTTGACGAGGTGACATACCTGAGGGGCCTGAGCGTTCTCTGTTTACAGGGGCAGAAGAGTCATGCTGTCTTATGATTTGTTCGGCAGTGACAGCGCCACTAACTCTAGCACTGTTTACCCTACTTTCAGGGGTATGATAGTTGTTTCTGACAACAGCTCTGGGGAAACCGCCAGTGCCTGTGTCGGCCATTGCGCGTCGAGCTAGCTCTTCTGCCGTAGGTCTGGCTACCCCACGGTATGCGTAAGAAGGTTGTTTCATTAGAAGGCTCTCCCGCCAAATCTGAAAGAAGTTTCAAAGGGTAATACGTTTCCTGTCTGTTGGCCAAAGACAGACCTAGATGGGCGTACTGCACCTTCAATGGCGGTAGCAAGGGCATCCTTGATGTCGTCATGAGGGGGGTTACGGTTCACTAGCTCTTCTTCAAGTATCTGCATGTTACCACCTTTGTAGTGGAACACTTGGAGGTTCTCGTATTTCGGCATCAAGATAGCTTCCATACGTTCTTCTTTGCTGCCTTGGTGTCTCGTGGGGCGAACCTCTTCGACACTCATGTTCAATCCGTTAGGTAGGAAATAGTCTTGCTTAAGTGACTTTACGATGGCGGATTGGGCTGCTGTGGCTTCTGCTCTGAGCTTTCTGAATCCCCATTTGTTTTGGAATCTGAGGATTGCTGAGAAGTAGTCCGAGATGTTCTCCGTTTTAAAACGATCCACATCAAGTATGTAAATGAGGCCGTCACAATCCATACCGATAACGACAATGGCAGTAAAATCCGCATTTTTCCTCAAGGAGTAGGCAAAGTCAATGGAAGCTATCAAGTTTAGTCGCTTGCCTTTGAACTTCCAGAGGCCACCGTCTAGTTTGAGGAACTTTCTGTCAAAATACTGGAACTTATCGTAGGATATGGGCTGAGAGTCAGGATCAGAGGGGTCATTGTAGTACTGTGCTCTGAATTGCATCCTGTCGAGGTACTGTCCGCGCTTCTTTGCCAAGATTTGACGGTCAAAACCGAACCATTTGCCATCTCTCCGTCTTTGACGTGGCCAAAGAAACTCTCCCGTACCGTCTCCCAGTGTTTCAACGGCTTTTTCGTAGATTTCATAGATAGGTTCTTCTTCTACCTTGTC